TATCGGGTGGGTGTGTTCGCTGGGCTTACTCTACAATACGATTATTGCCAACATTCTAGGCATCTGGGTAGACCTACCCGAAATAGATACAACCCTGCTCGTTCCGGTTATGATGGGGATGCTCGGATTGGGCGCTATGCGTTCATACGAGAAGGTCAACTCTGTAGCTAGGGAGAAGTAATGAGTAATCTAGTTAAGATGCTTAAACGCCATGAAGGTGTGCGGTCTAAATCTTATATATGCTCGGCTGGGTATGAAACAATTGCAGTAGGCAGAAACATTAGTGAGTCTGGTCTTGGCCTGTCTGATGATGAGATTGATTACTTACTAGCAAACGACATTAAGCGGGTACGAGAAGAGCTTACGGATTGTTACTTTTGGTTTCCTGCAATGAACGAAGCGCGTCAAGATGCATTAGTCGATATCTCATTTAACTTAGGGCAAACACGGCTTCGTGGTTTTGTTAAGGCGCTTGAAGCCATGTCCCGCGAACAGTTTGATATTGCTGCCGATGAATTCATGGACAGCAAGTGGAGTCAGCAAGTAGGTAATCGTGCTACTGAGGTGACTGAAATGATCCGCACAGGTGAGTACCAGTAATGCCTCTACAGAAATACCTATTTAATCCAGGGATCAACAAAGAAGGCACAGACTACACTGCAGAAGGTGGTTGGTTTGATGGCAACTTAGTGCGTTTTCGCAAAGGTTTTCCTGAAAAGATAGGTGGTTGGGTTAAATATCTTACAAACCCCTTCAACGGGTCTGGAAGAAAGTTGCTATCTTGGACCACGCTAGATAATGAAAGACTACTTGGTGTAGGGACCAGAACAAAACTATACGTTCAATCCAGCGCGTCTTATGACGATATAACACCCATACGAAAAGTATCAACCAACTCAATTACCTTTGCTGCAACAAACGGTTCTTCAGCTTTAACGGTTACAGATTCTACTAATGGTGCGGCGAAAGGAGACTTTGTTACCATATCGGGCGCAGTATCTCTGGGCGGTTTAATTACGGCAGAAGTTCTCAACCAAGAGTATGTAGTAGATTCTATTGTTAACACCAACAGCTACTTAATTACTGCTAAAGACACGGCAGGAAATACGGTTACGGCGAACTCTTCTGACACCGGCAATGGCGGCGCTGGAGTAGACGGCTCTTATCAAATAAGTGTGGGGCTGGACGTATATGTTCCTAGTTCGGGCTGGGGAACTAGTGCTTGGGGTTCTGGCCCGTTTGGTTCTAGTAGCCCGTTGAATGTGATTAATCAATTACGCCTATGGTCAATGGACAGTTTTGGTGAAGACTTAGTTGCTAACGTTAGGGCAGGCGGCGTTTACTATTGGGATTACACAAACTATACGAACCCCGCTGTAGCCTTAAGTGATTTAGCTGGTGCTAACTTAGCGCCAACATTGGGCCTTCAGGTTCTTGTTTCAGATGTTGATCGACACGTTATTGTTCTTGGTTCAGACCCAATCAACAGCACAGCTACGGCAAGGACGGGGGCTATAGACCCGCTTCTTATTGCATTTTCAGATCAAGAAAACATTGCTGAATGGGAGCCGACTTCAACTAACACTGCTGGTTCTCTGCGATGTTCTGCTGGATCTCAAATTATTGGAGGAATAAGAGCAAGGCAGGAAACATTAGTGTGGACTGACGTTGCTTTATATAGCTTACAGTTTATTGGCGCTCCACTAACCTTTGGGCTTACGCTAATAAATGAAGGCGTGAGCATGATTGGCCCTAATGCTCCAGTAAACACCCCCTCTGGAATTTACTGGATGGACAAGAAAGGATTTTACTCCTACCAAGGAGCGGTACAACCCGTGCCTTGTTCTGTTCATTCGTATGTATTTGATGATTTAAATGAAGACCAAGCCTTTCAAGTTTTTGGTTTCTTAAATAAACAGTTTGATGAGGTAGGTTGGTTTTACTGCTCTGGCACAAGCACCGCCATTGATAAATACGTTACTTATAATTATGTCGATCAGACATGGTCTATTGGTGAACTGTCTAGGACCGCGTGGCTTGATGAGGGTGTTGTATCCTACCCAAGAGCCGCAGGGTATGATGGCGCAAATAATTATATTTACTCGCATGAAACTGGTTTTGATAATGACGGCGCGCCAATGGACAATGTTTTTGTTCAAAGCGCAGACTTTGATATTGGTGATGGCGAAGAGTTTCAGTTTATTAAAAAAGCTATACCTGACGTTAAGTTCACTGGTGACAGTGGCTCAACTCAAACAATTAACTTTGTCTTGCAGGCAAGAAACTACCCAGGGCAGTCTTTAACTACAAATCAAACGTCTTCTTTTACCAGCACCACAACCAAAATAGATACTCGCGCCAGAGCTAGGCAAGCGGCTGTACGTTTTGAGTCAGATGATGATGCGGCTGTTGGCGTAAGAACGGGCGTAGGTTTTAGAATTGGCGCTACTAGGTTAGATCTTCAACCAAATGGTAGAAGGTAGCTATGAGCAAGCTGCTACAGGGCAGGTTGCCATTTGCGCCTATGGCTCAAAATGTAGACAGCAATACATTTAACAAAGCTGTTCGACTGTTAGAGATTAGTTTAGATTCTTTTGATCCAGACGCTACTCCTCAGTTCAATAGATCTGATAGGGACAAGTTAAAGTTTAATGCTGGCGATATAATATGGAACACTTCCATATCTTCTTTACAGCTTTATACTGGCAATGAATGGTCCAACATAAGCACGCAAACAGAATCTGAATCTGATTCTCTTGGAGCTACAGGACAGGTTGGAGATGTTCAAGTTATTAACGAAGGTTCAATAGTAGTGAGTGTTGGCAAATGACTAAATTATGTGCGAGAGGAAAGGCTGCAGCTAAACGAAAGTTTGATGTGTATCCATCAGCGTACGCAAATGCGTATGCCAGCAAAATCTGTGCGGGTAAGATTAAAGATCCATCTGGAACTAAAAGAAAAGACTTTAAGGGTTCAAAGCCCCGCAACTTAAGCGGTGGTGGATTTGTTGCCAAGCGCGCTAGAGTCGCAGGTATAAAATGAGCCTGCAAGATTGGTTTGGAAAAGGCACTAAAGGCGATTGGGTTGATATAGGTGCGCCCAAAAGAAAAGGAAAGTTCCAAGCTTGCGGACGCTCAAGTACCAAGGGAGCAAAGCGTAAGTATCCTAAGTGCGTGCCTAGATCTAAAGCAAAGCAAATGACCGCCTCAGAAAGAACCAGTGCAGTAAAGCGCAAGCGCGCAAAAACGCAGGGTGTAGGTGGCAAGCCTACCAATGTCAAAACATTTGCCCGTGACGGTGGGTTGATTGAAAAAAGAAACCACCGTGGTTGTGGCGCAGTAATGTCTGACCGTAGAAAGCAGACAAGGTACTCCTGATGTTTAAGCGATACGCAGAAGAGTTTAAGAATGGTGGCATCGTTGGTGGCAGATCTAGAGCCGCTAAACGTAAGCGCGATAAGCCAATACCTAAGACCACTACCGGCAAGTCTGCCAACTACCTGCCTACTAAATCAGGCGCAGGCATGACAGAAGCTGGTGTAAAAGCCTATCGCAAAGCAAATCCAGGTAGTAAACTCAAGACTGCGGTAACAGAAGATAAGCCAACAGGCAAGAGGGCAAAGAGAAGAAAGTCTTTTTGTGCTAGATCTGCAGGCCAGATGAAGAAGTTTCCTAAAGCAGCGAAAGATCCTAACTCAAGATTGCGTCAGGCTAGACGCAGATGGAAGTGTTAACATGACAGCAAATACAGAAGACTTAAGAGCGCAGTCAAAACAAAGAACCTCTGAAGTTCTTAATCAACCAGGCTCAATGACAAGGTTTGCGCCTAGTCCTTTGCAGCAGATAAAACCTGCACTCAAGCAAAGTGCTAGTTTTTTAGCGCCTGGTATGCAGAATCCATTTGCTGCTTCGATGAATTATCAACGCATGCCTGGAGCGCAATACGCAAACTACGAAAGGGCAGCGCCAAATGTTGGCGGCCCACTTCAAGCGCCACAAGTTCCAGAAGGCTTTGTTCCTCCAGGCACGCAGCCAGAAGTTCTTCCTAATCCAAATGCTCCCGCACCTACAACTTCAACAGAACCAACCGATCCAGCTACTTATCAAGACGAACTCTTAGCCGACATAAATGAATTTCGTATTATAGAAGGACTAGAACCTTTTGAAACCTTTGAAGATTTTCAACAAGATATTGGAATATTTGAGGGCATAAACCTTAACGTAGGAATGGCTGACGGTGGCTACATGTCGTCTGGTGGAATTTCATCACTTCAACCTCAAGGTATGTTTCTGGGCGGGCTGATGAGTGCGATAGGCAGTGGTGCGGCGGCTGCTGGAGGCGCTCTTGCGAAAGGCGCGACTGCTCTTGGTGGGGCTGCTGCAAAAGGTTTAGGTGGGCTTAAAGATATTGCTATAAAAGGCATGGAAAATTATAACGAAAACATGTCTGCTGCTGGCGCACCCAACAAGCCTGTAGAAGAAATGACTCGTGAAGAGTTGATTGCTTATATTAAAAAAACAAGTGGATCAAGTGGCTCTAGCGGCCTTGGTGCAGACTTAAAGAAGATAGGCGGCGGCATAACCGATGCAATAAAAAATAGGCCGCAGGGTGGAACCGCAGCGTTAAATCAAATGGGCGACCTTTCTATGCTTGGCTATGCGTATGGAGGCACTGTTGAATACCCTCGCATGAACGGACAAATATCAGGTCCAGGTACAGAGCGATCAGACGATATACCAGCGATGCTTAGTGATGGTGAGTTTGTTGTCAATGCTAAAGCTTTGCGTGGCATTGGTAAGATGGATGGCGCTAATGGCAGCAAACAAGAGCAAAGACAAAAGGGTGCGCGTATGATGTACGCCATGCAGAAAGCTGGTGAACAAGCGATGAGGAATTCATAATGTCAATGTTTAGTTCTTCCACAAAAGAAGTAGAAACAGCAGTACCAACAGTACAGCCTCAAGCGAGTCAAACTTATTCTGACCCAGCCATGGAGATGGCATCAAGGCAAATGCTTGATGCTTATTTTAACCCTGAATACGGAATGATCGGGCAGAAAATTCCCATTCCTATTCAACAGGTTGCAGGTCTTTCACCACAAGAGGTTCAAGCCCGTAACTTAGCGGGTGGTTTAGGCGGCTTTGGCGCACAACTTGCTGAAGCTCAAGACATGTACCGTCAAGGCTCTCAGGCATTTGACCCTGGCTCTGCTGGATTGTTTGCAGACCCTCAAGCCCGTGCCTTATACGAAAAAAGCACTCGTGGATACGACCCAAGCATGGGCCAACAGTTCATGGACCAAGATGCACGCCGCATGATGATGGGTGCTGCTGGCGACATCCGTGGTGCAGAGCAAGGCATGAGTCGAGAAGCGTTAATGGCACAGCAAGCCATGAATCAAGCTGGTATGGGTGCAGGCAGAGAGTCTGCTTTTGGGCAGCAACAAATTAGAGATGCTGCTGCAGGAATCCGT